CAATATGCACAACTATTCATGGAAATTTATCCAATAATTATGCACATTGCACTATGAAAATCAGTTATTTTAGAACATTATGCTCTTGTGTCCGTGTGTGAGAAACACATAGAGGGGTGATGTTTTCGAACATGTGTTCTATGAACAATATGGACTTTGAATAGATCTAAATAATGATATAAAATAATGTTATCAAATGAAAGAGAGGTGAACATATGACAGACTACGAAGAAAGCTACAAAAATTATCTAGCATGGCTCACTCCACGTGAGTTGTTGTATGAGTACAAGATCATGCGTTTCCCGTGGCGTTATCGGGAACGAAAATGGATCAAAGAAGAAATAGAAAGTAGGTGTGTGTACTAATGTTGGATTCTATATTGTGGTTTGGATTTGGTGCTATATTAATTTTCCCGTACGGAGTTTGGTGTGGGGCAAAATGGTCGGGAGGATATAAGAAATGAAAAATTATTGTGATATATGTTTTACATGTAATGATACTGAATTTTGTCATTCATGTAGCCAGCCAGAGATTTGTTCCGAATTTAAAAAGTGTTTTGATCATAAGCCATATATAATGTGGGGAGCAATGTCAAGTTTTGACGATATCCTGAGATGTGTAGAGAAATGGAGGTTGTACAATGAGCAGACCACTAAACAGTAAAAAATCATGGTATAAAGTGTATATAAAAGAAATAAATACACCGAACATAATTAAAAGCCAGTGTAAATACAAATGTGATTATCTGCTAGTTAAGGCATACACGGGGGGAATTGCAATGTCAATCGTTCAGGAATATGTTGTGGAGTTTGAAGAAAAATTTCGTCCTGTATACTACAATAAATTAGAGGGAGGTGTTCCGATTGACAACAAAAAAGTCTTATTTAAAGAAGAGTAAACCGCAGGGGTTGCTCAGGTCAAAAGACGATTATACACCGCTTGCGTTGGAACTAACGTGGGATATGAAAGACGTGAGAAAAGAGTATTCACGTCTGAGATCAATCTGGCGTAAACGCTATGAGAGATTACTGAAATCTGAATATAAGAATATTAACCTTGTAACGGATCGACCGATCCAACGTTACAAACAGTTGAAAGAGATAACAAGTGATAGAGAAATCTATCACTTGTTATCTGAACTGTCAACTATTATAGCATCAGATCGAACCACAATAACAGGATTGAAAAAACATGAAAAAGAACAAATGAAACACATCAACGATGTGTATGGAACAGAGATAAAAACGCATGAGGATTTACTAAATTTTGGGCGTTTTATGGAAAAACTCAGAGATTTTGCATCAGATCGCATATATGATTCTGATTTTGCAGTTGAGTTATATTCTGATGGTGAAAAGCTGAGTACAGGCAAAATGTTAGAGCTATATAAGGAATTTCTGAAAACGGGATCCCGAAACATTTCAAAATTGAAAACTGGAATAACAAAGAAAGAAAAATTAAAACGTCAGAAAAGGAAAGTTGGTAAACGTAAACGTAAACGTAGGAGGTAACACATGGAAAATCTGTATACTGTCGATACATATAATTATACTAGAATACAGAATTTAGCATGTTTACATGACACAAGGTCTAACAAAGGAAGTAAAAAAGCAAAAGGATATAAAAATTGCCTGTGTGCTTTCGATATCGAAACAACTAGAATGGAAGATATCGAGCAATCAATAATGTATATCTGGCAGTTTTCAATTCTATTTCTTGACGACTTACATATTGACACTATAATAGGAAGAACATGGACAGAATTTGAGCTTTTTCTGGAACAGCTTATGAATGATGATAACTATGCATATTACATGATTTTTGTTCATAATCTTTCATATGAATTTCAATTTTTGCGTGGTATATATACATTTTCACCGGATGAAGTTTTTGCCATAAAATCACGAAAAATATTGAAATGTGAAATGCTAGAGAGGTTTGAGTTTCGGTGTTCATATTTGCAGACAAACATGTCATTAAATACGTTTACTTCAAAGATGAAAGTAGAGCATCAGAAATTATCTGGTGAAAAATTCAATTATGAGAAAAAACGTTTTCCATGGACAGAACTAACCGATTATGAAATAAAGTACAGTATATACGACACAATCGGACTAGTTGAAGCAATGTATAAACGTATGATATTGTCAAATGACAATCTATATACACTTCCCTTAACGTCAACCGGATATGTACGTCGTGAAACGAAAAAAGCCATGTATGGTTGGTCACGAAAACACAAGGATATTTTTCCGACTATAGATGTTTTCGATCTGCTAGAGGAGGCGTTTCGGGGTGGAGACACTCACGCTAATCGTTATTACTCAGGAACAGTGATACGTGCAGACGGAAAAAAGATTCTGGGAATTGGATCATATGATAGGTCATCATCTTATCCTGATGTTATCTTAAATTGCGTTTTTCCAATGACACAGTTTGTATATATCGGAACAATAACGGAGAATGACATAGAGAATAAATTGGATAGAGGAAAAGCACTATTATTCCGGTGTAAAATCACAGGTATTGAACAGATTGATAAGTTTTACGGAGCACCATATTTGTCCTATTCAAAATGCAGAAATGTTTCACGTGAAACACTTGACAATGGACGTATTTTAAGTGCTGAGTATGTCGAAACAACAATCACTGATATTGACTATGAGATAATGAAACGAGAATATAAATGGAAAGGTTTCGAGATAACAGAGTGTTACGAGAGTAAATATGGATCACTGCCGGAACCGTTGAAAGACATTTTCCGTAAATATTATACAGACAAAACAGAATTAAAAGGTATAGTGGAACAGGAACTTTTCTACAATCTGCAAAAGGCATTGCTTAACGCTGGTTACGGAATGATGGTACAGTCACCAGTAAAGAAATCATTAATATTTACAGAATCATCGGAAGATATATATACAGTTGATGAAAATGTTTCACGTGAAACATTACTTGCAAAATATAATAGAACTGCCTTTCTTCCTTATCAATGGGGGGTATGGGTAACCGCATGGGCACGCCTGCGATTGAAAGAGGGAATAAACATAGTTGGAGATCGTTACGTTTACAGTGATACGGATTCAGTAAAATATATAAAAGTAAGAGGTGATAATATTGACAAGTTATTTGATAGATACAATTCTGAGAGAAAAAAGCAAAGTATATCCAATTCCGCATACGCAACAGATCGTCATAGCATTAAACACTATATGGGGGTATTCGAATACGAGGATACGTATACTGAATTCTCCACCATTGGTGCAAAAAAATATGTCTATAGAACTAAAGATGGAAAACTACACGCAACAATCGCAGGAGTTAATAAAAAGCTTGCACCGGATGAGTTGGAAGAACATGGAGGAATTGAAGCTTTCAAAACTGGATTTACCTTTTTACGATCCGGAGGAACTGAAAGCGTGTACAATGACGTTCCTTATGGGGATTTCACCGTGGAAAATCATGTTTTAAAAATCACACAAAATGTAGTTATCAGACCGTCAACTTACACAATAGGAATAACAGATGAGTACCGTAGGATTTTGGCAGACGCAAGAACATTAAAAGAATTTAAATATACGTTTGACAAAAATTAACATAAGTGTTATAATAATTCATGTAAAGAGATATTACAAGGAGGTGGTAATATGAAAATTACACGTTCATTAACAGTTAACAAGATCAACGTTATCTGCTACGATCCTGAGAATAAGTGTGAGTTTGTACAGGAAGTTGTTTTGATCGGAAATTTTACTGATGAGCAGATCAGCAAAGAGATTAAAAAAAGAAATTTTGGCATTGTTATTGATTGGGAAAGAACATCCGAAGAAACAAAATTATACGGGATGGATGCCGAAGTGTTTTTAAAAAATGCAATCATTATTAAAGAAAAGGAGAATTAATCATGGCAAAGAAACAGTATACTATCATTAAATCATCGGGAAACCTTGATACCTATTCAGAATATGAACTCATCGAGTCACCTGCAATCGTTTCCCTTAAAAACGTAGAAAACAACGGGATTATCTGTGTTGGAGCGTGGGTGAAATATCTCACAATTGACAACAGCGGAAATGAAATAACCTGCCTTTCAGTGCAGGACGCAAACACAGGAGAGGTATTCTCAGGTCAATCAGCAACTTTCAGAGAATCATTCGAGGATGTTACCGATCGTATTTCTGACATGGAAGAAGTTCCAGATATGTTTTTCATCGAGGTTCTTCACAGAACATCAAAATCAGGCCGTGACTATCTTATTTGTGCGCTTGTTTCCCCAGAACGTGCGCTTGCTCGTATGGGATATTCTGAAAATAACGTTCCCATGCCAGAGCCACAGAAATAATATGTTATCAATTTATGAAAACAGCGGGTATCTGTCGATACCCGCTGTTTTAGGATATGGGCAAAAGTTCAATTACATCTGGGGCGGACGTGGTACTGGGAAAACTTACGGTGCTCTTAAATACTGTATTGAGCATAAAAAAATTTTCGTTTATATGCGATCATTGCAGACACAGATTGATATGATTAAAATTCCAGAGCTTTCACCTTTTAAAAAATTAAATCGTGATCTGGGATGGTCAATATATCCGAAAAGTGTCGGGAAAAATATTGCGGTGTATTATAATGCAGAAATTGACGAAAATGGTAAAATAAAATATACTGGGGATATACTTGGTTATGCTATAGCATTAAACACTTTTGCTAATTTACGAGGTTTTGACGCATCAGACGTTGAGATAGGAATATATGATGAATTTATCCCGGAAAAGCGTGAACGCAGAGTTGAAAATGCTGGATACGCTTTTAAAAACGCATATGAAACAATGAATCGAAACCGTGAACTTGAGGGTAATAATCCGATACAGTTTTTATTGTTTTCTAATTCTGAAAGTTTATCATGTGATATGTTTATAGAGAATAATTTAATGGAAAAAGTATCGAACATGGATATTAATAAACAATCCATGTCTATTATACGTGATAGGGGTATTGGACTTTTTAACTTGTATGATTCACCGATTTCTGAAAAGAAAAAAGACACAGCTCTGTATAAAATGTCTGGATCAGATTCAGCATTTAACAGGATGGCACTAGGAAATGAATTTTATTCCGCTGATTATTCAGGAATTAGAAGCATGAACATTAAAGAACTGATACCTATATGTAAAATGGATGCTATTACAATATATCAGCACAAGAGAAAAGACTTAATATATGTAACACGGCACAGCTCTGGTACACCGCCAGAGTATTCAAATACAGACAAGGATGTAAAAGCTTTCAGACGAGATTTTATTTATTTATGGGATATGTATTTATCAAACAAGGTGCTGTTTGAGGATATCACAAGCAAATCCCTATTTGAGATTTATTTTAAAAATAAATATTGACTTTGTACTTTATATCTGATATTATCATTCATAGAAAGACAAGTGTTCGTGGCACACGTACAACACGTCGGGAGCGTGGGATCATAAGAATCCAATGTGCATGAGCATGTACAGCTCAAGAATTTGTAACACTTAATCTTTCATCACATATGCAGAGTGTCAAAGCCTGCATATGTTTTGTTTCACGTGAAACATTTCTCACCTTTCTTTAATGTTTCACGTGAAACATGTTATATGTTGTGCTAATATATAATGGAGGTGAAATATGGACGTTAACTCGTTATCAACTCTTATCAGTAACATTGGTGTGCCTTGCGCCTGCCTTATTGCGACTTTCTATCTATGGCAGAAAGAAACGGATGCTCACAAAGAAGAAATGAAACACATGACAGAAGCACTCAACAACAACACTCAGGCACTTACAAAACTTACAGAGAATATCACAGGGAGTGAAAAAGAATGACGATCAACTACAACAAAAATATCAGAGGTGTGTATATCGTCACAACGAACACGAATCCTCTGATGGTCAGGGCAGAGCCTAGTACAGACGGAACAGTTATCGCAGAAATGCCGAAAAACACAAAATGCATATGTCTGGGATGCTATTCTGGAAACTGGTATGCAGTCACTTACGAACATGACGCTATCATTTCCACCGGCTTTTCTCACAAAAATTATCTCAGGAGGGATTATAAGATATGACATTAGACAACTTAATCACACTCATTTCAGCAGGATTCACGAAAGAAGAGATCCTCACAATGTCAGCCACCCAGCGTGCCCCACAGCCACAGCCGCAGCCACAGCCACAGCCACAGCCACAGCCACAGCCACAGCCACAGCCACAGCCACAGTTCTATCCACAGAACTATCAGCAGGCACAGACACCGGTGCAGGGTGTACAGGGATATGCACAGCAGTTTCCACAGGCACAGACACAGGCACAGGCTCATGCATATCCGCAGACACAGACACAGCAGGCAAGACAGATCGGTGATCAGAATGATGTTTTGAGTGCACTTAAAAGTCTCACAAGTGCGGTACAGAGTAACAACGTTAATCTGATGCGGAACGCAGTTCCGAAACAGGTCACAACCGAAGATGCTATAGCAAGCATTATCAATCCACCAAACTATGAGGGATTAAAAGGAGGTGAAAATAATGGCTAATACATTAACATTTGATCAGATCAGCACAGTACTGAATGATATCGTAAAACAGGCCACAGGCGTTGAAACTATGAAAGCAACGGACACGAGCTCGTTCGTAGCACAGGCACAGACAGCGTTACTTGTGGGTAATGACAGGATTATGAACAGCATTTCTCAGGTATTAGACAGGACTATTTTTTCTGTGCGACCGTACAATGCAAAGTTTAAAGGGTTAAGAAGAAGTATACAGCAGTGGGGAAACCATGTGCGTAAGTTGGGGATGCTCGACGATAATTGGGAAAACGATCAGAGACAGTCGTTGGAAGATGATAACGCTGTGGATATGTATAAAATCAAAAAAGGAAAAGTCTTACAGACTAATTTCTATGGTGGTCAGGTATTCCAGAGACACAGGACTTATTTCCGAGATCAGTTAGATCAGGCGTTTCGCAATCCAGACGAGTTTGGTCAGTTCATTTTCATGTATACGCAGAACACGATGGACATGATCGAACAGGCACATGAGAGCATGGCAAGAGCATGTGTTGCAAACTATATCGGAGCTAAAAACATCTGGCAGGCGGGAGTTACTGCGAGTACAGAGGGGTATACTGGAGAGCATGTTGTTAAGCTGCTTACGATGTACAATACCGAGAACGGATCACAGTTAACTGCCAATGATGTAAGAAAAGCGGAGAATTTCCCGAGTTTTTATAAATGGGCTTGCGCTAAAATCATGACTTACATGGACTTTTTCACAGAGAGAACAACAAGATTCCATGCAAATATCACAGGAAAAGAGATTGCAAGACATACTCCTCTGAGGTTGCAGAACATCATGATTTTTAGCCCAGATCTTCATACCGCAGATACAACGGTTCTGAGTAACACGTTTCATGATCAGTATTTAAAGATTGCCACAAATGAAAAGGTTAATTTCTGGCAGACACTTGACAGTCCGATGGATATTAATGTAACGCCTTCCGTTATGATTCCGGATGGAAGTGTTGAAAAGGGAGAAGCTCAGGCAATGAGTAACATCTTTGCCGTACTGTTTGACGATGAGGCTATGGGGCTTAGCACGATCAATCAGTGGAGTAGCACAACGCCTTTCAACAGTGCCGGTGGTTACTGGAATATTTACTATCATTTCACAGATCGTTACTGGAACGATCTTACAGAGAACGGACTTGTTTTTGTTCTGGAATAGGAGGATATAATGGCGGTAACAGTCAATTTTAAGACAGCAAGTAAAAGAGTTAATTCTACGGAAGTTGTCGGCGGTGATGTTACCGCCGTTTCCTGTATTATTAATGAACCTTGTTCTATTGAAAATCCACAGATTATTTTAAGAAATGGAGGATCGGCACCCAGTTGGAATTATTGTGAAATCAGTGAGTTTAGGAGATCATATTGGGTTGAAGATTGGGAATACAAAAATAATACATGGATTGCGCATTGTGTTGTGGATGTGTTGGCAACGTATCGTGATACGATACAGAGTACAAATTTGTATTTTTTGAGAAGCTCGACAAGTTTTGATGGTACAATTATTGATAATTTATATCCTGCTAAAACAAGCCCGATAACACACGCATATTCAATAGAAAACGGGGCTTTTCCTGCAACATCAGGTATTAGTGGTGGATGTTATGTATTAGGAATTGTTGGTACAGATGGGTTAAATCAATATTACGCATTTACTCCAGAATATTTTAAGGGATTTTGTTCACAGATTTTTACTAATTTGGATTGGGCTGACATTTCCGGTCAACAGATAACGGAAAATTTATTGAAATGCTTATTCAATCCCTTTCAATACGTAGTCGGCTGTATGTGGTTTCCGTTTCCATTAAGTTCCGTGGATCCTGGGGGTTCTGTAGTTCCGTCCGTTTCGGAAATTAAACTCGGTTGGTGGTCGTTTAAACAAGCATGTTATAAGATACCAGATAAACCTAGGTTTAATATCCGATTTGAAGTACCGATAGAGGAACATCCACAAATTTCACGAGGGACTTTTTTGAACAGTTCGCCGTTTCGTAGAATAACAATGGAGATTAATCCATGGGGGCGATTTGAAATTGACGGTTCAATAATTGGTACTGCAAATAAGGTTAATGTGCTAGAAACTATTGACATGATGAGCGGGATTGCTCAGTTGCAGGTTTCAACCGCAACTCAGACATTGCACAGTCAATTTGCAGCCGTAGGTGTTCCTATTCAGATCAGCGATTTACAGAGTAATGTTCTAGGATCGTTAATGAATACAGCCGGAGCTGTAGGACAGTTTGCCACAGGTAATTTTTTGGGCAGTGCAAACGGGGTTGTGAGTGCTATTGACAGTATATTGCCAACACCTATAAGTAATGGCAGTAATGGATCCATGTTATCAACTATGAGAGTGCCGACAATAGAACACATGTTTTTAACTTTAGTTGATGAGGATAGATCAGATAATGGTAGGCCTTATATGAAAAACGGTACAATGCTGGATTTAGGCGCAGGGTATTACGTCGTTGAAAATGGTTCAATTAATGTAAGAGGAGCAACTCGAAACGAAAAAGAGCAGATCAAACAGTTTCTTGAGGGGGGTGTGTATTATGCGTAGTTTTCCTGCAAGCAATATTTCAATGTTCGTTGCGCTTATGACAAGTGCTAACTCAGGACAGAACCCATGGGGTTCTGGTGGAGCAGGTGGAATCGGTGGATTAATGTTTCAGGCGATGAGTTGGTGGATTGAAAAATGTAACGATCCTGCGGTTGGTTATTCACAGGACTACAGAAATGAGCGTACAGTTAATGGCATAACATACTATGATTGTTCCTCTTTCGTGTGGTATGGTTTAGGTCATGCAGGTTATGAGATCAATTTGAGCTCATGGCCTTTTACAACCTATACCATGGGCGGAATTTTAAAAAGTTTAGGTTTTGAGGAAATTATAATAACAGACTTTGCGACTTTTGATTTTCATGTCGGGGATATTCTTGTTATTAATAACAGTGAACATCAACACACAGAAATTGTTCATGATCTGGACAATGGTGGCCATACTATGGGAGCGCATACTTCAAAAAAGCCTCTGCCGGATCAGGTTAGTATTAATACATATGATATACAGAGCGGTACGCATTACACACATTGTTACCGTTGGCCTTTCTCCGGTGGTGATTGGCAGGTTGGCGGAAACAGTGAGTATTTTGGAGATCCCACGGCTAACCTATGCGGAAACAATGAAAAAGCCATAAATAACGCAACTGTGATTTTGAATTATTTTAAATCTCAGGGATGGAGTGTAAATGCTATTGCAGGACTTTGTGGAAATATTCAACAGGAAAGCACTTTCAATCCCGCTCTAATTGAAATTGGAGGTACTGGACATGGACTTGTGCAGTGGACACCACCAACTGATCTGTATAATGTTCTTGACGTGTTATACGGAAATCATAATGATTGGTATGATGGTCAGAAACAGTTGAGTGTTATTTTTTCGGAGTTCCAACAGAGTTCTGGGATTAAAAACTGGGGTATTGAACCACAGTGGTATAGCACAAGTGCATATCCGTTGAGTTGGAGAGAGTGGAGTGTTAGCACACAGGATTCAGGATATCTGGCACTTGCTTTTCAGGCTAATTATGAAAGACCTGCGAGCTTGCATCAGGAACGTGCCGGATACGCTAGAGCGTGGTTTGATTATTTTAATAATTTGTAGGAGGTGAATATATGTTTGGATGTAATACAGGTGTTGGCGCTCCGGTGATGTATAATTATATCAACCAATATAATAGCGGCATAACCCCGAGTACTAACCATTGCAAAAATACTCAGTTGTTTTGGTATTTTCAGAGGTATTTGTTACAGAAAGCTATTTCTGTGATGAAATGGGAAGTGCCGGATAACTGGGATAAGGAGTATTTTTTGTACTGTTTGTATTGCTGGGGTACGGTTGCGATCATTAACACTGATAAGTTTGGAGTAATTCCACAGGGATGTACGCTCAAAGGGTACAATGTTTTTTACAGACCAGCGCAGGCGGTGATTAGCAATCCATTACTAAAAGGTGTGATTGAACCTGTGATCGGTGAACAGTGTGTTCTTTTCAAGTGTACTGCCGACTATGGCGGGATCATGGATTTAGTTGGAAGATATGCAAATGAAATGGCTATCGCTATGGAATCGTTGGATATGAACGTCATGAACAGTAAACTTTCGTATGTTTTCAGAGCAAGAAACAAGGCAGGAGCGGAAAGTCTGAAAAAAGTCATGGATCAGGTTATGAAAGGTGAGTTAGCTATTTTCTATGATGAGAAACTGAGAATCCAGAGAGGGGATCAGACGGAGGAACCGTGGGATTATTTTGTTAACAACTTGCGACAGAATTATATTGCGGGTGATCTTCTGGACACATTGCGGAGATTGGAAGAACTGTTTTGCACTGAAATTGGTATTCCCTCTGCCAGATCGGATAAGAAAGAGAGAATGATATCTTCCGAAGCTGAAAGTAATGATGTGGAAACTTCAACTAGAATGGAAATGTGGTTAGATGGGTGGAAAAAAAGTTGCGCTGATGTTAAGAAAATGTTTGGCGTTGAAGTAAGTGTAAATTGGAGACACAACCCAAATGAAAATGTTTCACGTAAAACATCTGGAGGTGATGATGATTGAGTTTATTATCCGTTGAGGGATTATATAACTATGATAACACATTATTTGACGGATTCAATGTTCCTGAGGGGCTTGTGAAACAGATTGCTATTGATGCAATTTTAATGAGGACAAGAGAATTAGAGATTTTATATCCCGATTTTACTTATATGAAAAATCGTATTACGATATGGAGTAACAAATATCAGATTAACTGGAAAAAATTGTATGATACAACGGTATTAGAATACAATCCTATCGAAAACTATGATCGCATGGAAGATTGGACAGATACTGACAATGAAACAACTTCAAGTGCTAGAGATAACACTATAAAAAGTACTAGCACAAATGAAATAATGAATAGTGTTAACATAACAGATCAAAATACCGCTTTCAATGCCGGTCTTGCTGACCATGCGAAACAGATCACAGACGGAGACACGACAGAAAATGGAAATATTACTAATACGGAAAAAGAAAATGTGAACGATGGTAGAACCGGAAAGCATACAAGAACCGGAAGAGCGCACGGAAATATAGGTGTCACTACTTCACAACAGATGATACAGAGCGAAAGAGATTTAGTTGTTTTCAATCTGTATGATGTGATTGCGGAAAGTTTTATCGAGAATTTTTGTCTAATGGTATATTGATAGGAGGTAATATTTTATGAGTATGGAAAATTTAGGCCCTTACAGTAATTTTCACGAACTTAATCAGGATTGGTTTTTAAATGAATTCAACAAAGTTATTGCACAGTGGAAAGCAATGCAGAAAAATTTTGACACATTACAGGATGCTTTTAACGATCTGAAAAGTTATGTACAGGATTATTTTAAAAATCTGAATGTACAAAATGAAATTAATAACAAACTGAATGATATGATAGCTGACGGAAGTTTTGAAAGTATTTTCGGAACAAATGTTATGTTATTATCCACAACAAACAATATACGACCTTTAAAATTAACAAAAATAAAA